AGGTGCAGTTTCTTTACTGTTAATAGCATTATCTACTTCAAATGCAGAAGCGTATTCGCCACCACCTAATCCACAGTTTGCTAATGCTCTACCTATAGCAGAAGTCGTACAGTTTTCTAATGCACTGGTTTTATTCACAGGACCTTGATTTCTAAATTCTTCAGCAAAATCGTTACCTATATCACGCCACTTACCATCTTGATAAATAGATACTGTTGCTTTGACTACAACCCTCTCTAGATCATTTATTATTATGTCGGTAGTAACCTTCGCATCACTTCCGAATACCTTTCTAAAACACTGTAAACGCGTGTCTACAGTGGTATAAAACTTACCTCTAATATTTACTTTATCTTCATTAGGCAAATTTGCTATTTCATTAATTACATCAATTAATTTCATTTCATCTCCATATAGTTTTAGCTAATTTAATTTCATCTTTTCCCCATAACCATGAGTCATAGTTGGGATAAAATAAACTTGCTATTTGGTTTTTATCATTTGAATAAGAAAGCAGGTTCATGATAGCAATCGCCACGCTTCTTACAGTTTTAATATGCTCGTCAATATTCTCAACTTGCATACTTATCATCTCTGCTTTTTTAGTAGTTACATATACATAATCAACCATAGCATCAGAATCTTCAGCTTTGGCGTATATAGATAACTGCCTATTTACAGTATCAGGAATAACACTAGGCAAACGACTTACAGTCTTTATGTCTCGTACTAGTCCTTCATATTGCACATCTATGTATCCCAATATTGGAACTGGGATATCATCTAGGTACAAATTTATTTCCTTTTGATAGGAAAGTGGTTTACCCATTTCTTGATAATAGGGTATTGCTATATCAAGATATGTAGGTATTAAACTTCGTTCTTTACTTAACTTTTCTAAGTTAATATCAGTATTCTTTTTATGATAATCATACAAGCCATCAAACCTTGCTATAGACTCTTTAATAATCCTTTTACTAGATTTTCTAGAAGTGAGTGCTAAACCAACTCCCTCGTCAACTACAGTACCTCTCCACATAGCAGGATTACTAGCACCCCTGTGTTTGTATAGATATCTCATAATAAACATACAAGGGTCTTGTATGTAAGTATTAATTGATGAAGCTGAAAGGTGTCCTATACCATGAATTTCAAATGGGTTATTACTATTCATTTTATTTTCCTCCCCATTTGGGGTGTTCATTTTATTAGAATTGAATTATAATTCATTTTTGGAATAATACAAAGATAATAATGAAATTAAAAGATTATTTAATAAATAACAAACATACACAAATGTCCTTTATTGACGAGATTGAGATGGCTAAAGGTATAACAGTTCCTCAAGGAACATTGGCTAAATGGATATTAGGAGCAAGGATTCCAAGAAAAGAAGAAATGCTTATAATATATGATGTGACTGATGGAAAAGTGCAACCTAATGATTTTTATGGCGTAACACCGCCAATATGGAGTAAAGAATAATGAGTTATAAAGTTGAAATGATAAATGTAGATGAACTAAAAGAGTATGAAAACAACCCTCGTATTAATAAAGTTTCTATACAAAAAGTTGCAGACAGTATAGAAAGTTATGGTTGGAAAGTTCCTATAGTCGTAGATGAAAAAAATATAATTTTAGCAGGACACACAAGGTTGGGTGCTGCTAAATTACTAGGCTTAAAAGAAGTGCCAGTACATATATCTTCTGATTTGTCTGAGGATCAGAAAAATGCCTTTAGAATAATGGACAATAAATCTCAAGACTTCTCAGAATGGGATACTGATGCTTTGGGGGTTGAGCTTGAGAAATTAGCTTTGAATGATTTTGATTTAGATATGACTGGTTTTGACTTTAAAGAAATAGAAAAAATAACATCTGATATGTTAAATTTTCAGGAGCCTGAAGAATTAATTATAGAAGAAAATTTTGATGATATAGATAATTTACAAAGTAGTAATGTTCGCATGGTAAGTATTTTTCTTAATCAAGATAATGAGTCATTATTTCAAGACATGATTTTAAAGTTGAGAGATAGATGGAACTTAGACAATTTAACTGACGCTGTTTATAAAGCAGTAGAAATATCTAGCAAAAATGAAAGTTTATAACCTTAAACCCTCATATACATTCGCAGAAGCTAGGAAAAGAACTGGAGAATGGGTTGATGATAAAGATTACGACATACTGATTAATAGTGATTGTGATGCTTATGATGAGAATGGGAACCCTTTATTCTTTTTTAGAAAAAACAAAATACCTACAGCCTTATGTGCAAAGGCATATAAAAGTTTAAGAGACGCGGCAACACCTACTAACAACAGGGGTGCAGCAGGTGGAATAGTTAGTAATGAAACAAAAAGTGCATGGGATATTGGAAGTAAAACTAAAACAAGAATTAGAGTTAAAAAAAAAGATGGCACTTTAAGTAATACTAATAGAGCTAATACTGTTAAGTCAGGTCTGGTTGGTTATTTTGACAGGAATCCTAGATTCCCATTTTGTAGACAAACAGCTTGGATGGAAAAAAACTTTCAACAGTTTAAAGATTCTTATCCTTATATAAAATATATAGATAAGTTATTTTCAGAGTCGTGCCCACAAAAATATGAAGCACAAAAAAACATGGCAGACAAAACTAATGCAGACTTTCTGATTAAAGATACAGTCTTTACTACTATTACTGTGAACAAAAACTTTAGGACTGCACTACATATTGATGGCGGTGACTACAAAGGGGGTATGGGAAATTTGGCAGTTTTACAAGCAGGTAGTTACGAAGGTGGTTATACAGTTATACCTAGATACAGGGTTGCTTTTGATGTACGCAGTGGAGATGTTTGTTTTTTTAATGTTCATGAATATCACGCAAATACAGAAATAAAAGCAAAGTTAGCATATGAAAGAATAAGTGTTGTTTGTTACTACAGAGAGAACATGCACAACTGTCTTGATGCACAATCAGAATTAGAAAGAGCAAAAAATAGAAAAGTAGGCGAATCACTTAAATAATGTGTGCAATATTAGGCATCAGTAGTAAGAATACTGTTGATATGGATTTATTTCGTTCTATGTTAAATCAATCAATGATTAGGGGTAAACACGCTACTGGGATTGCTTGGATAGAAGACGATAAGATTAAACACCTAGTAATACCAGTATCAGCAAACAATTTTGAGTTACCGAATATCGTGACTCAATCCATCATAGGTCATTGTCGCTACAGCACATCAGATTTAGATTACAATCAGCCTATCGTTGATAGCGGATTAGCAGTTGCACATAATGGTGTTATTACACAGACAGACCCTAATACATGGGAAGCAACTTATAAATATAAATTTAAGACAAGATGCGATAGTGAGATAATACTGAGGAACTGGCAAAACAAAATACATCCGGTTAATACTATTGGCTCTATGGCGACTCTAATATTAGATACTAGAGAGAAAAATGCTATGCACTTTTTTCGTAATGAGCAAAGACCATTATATTATTCTAAGAACAATGACGACTTCTATATAGCAAGTACTAAAAATATCTTAGAAAGAACTGGTATCACTCAATACAAAAAAACTGATGCTTGTACAGATTATAAAATCATTAACAATGTTCTTACAGTAAGAAAAATACGAGATGTTGTTGAGGATTTGCAATGATTGAATTCGGTGATGATTTAAACATTCAAAGAATCATAAATAAAAGTGTTGCAGGTAAAAACACTAGTTTTTTAAAAGCCAGTCATAGTCTTTGGACAAGATTTAAAAATTACGAGAAAAATCCTCCATGTATTTTATATGTTGATAAAGTGCCTGTGAGTGTGATATTCGCAACTTGTAGCACAAGAACTAAATACATAAACCTTTATGAAATAGTCACAATACAAGGTCAAGAAAGAAAAGGGTATGCAAATAAAATATGGTCTGAGTTCATAAAACATTGGCATAAAAACGGGATGAGTAGAATAAAACTTTCATGCACTCCTGAATCTATAGGTTTTCATAAAAAAAATGGATTAGTTTTTTGGTCTGTAGATAAACAGGGGAGTCTGCGTTCTGATCAACCATTAATGCCTACAATAGCAGAGCAGATTGTTTTAAGAGAAAAATCTATTAGTAAACCTAGTTTAGTTATACCTAATATAAAAATATGCAATAAATTAAAAAAAGAAGATATTGAATTTTTAAATTTATCAAATAAAAAACTATTGAAGACTTATGAAGCGATACAGTCTGTTGATAAATTTTGGTTAAGGAAAGCATTATATGATTGATTACAGGCTCACAGAGAATAGGAAAGATGCTTTCATTTACTGGTGTAAATGGTCATCTGTGAATAAAGATTGTGACCCTGCATTGTGGTTGCTAAATTATTTGTTTGATAGGTTTGAACATAATATTGAGCAAAAATATTGGATAAGTTGGATTTATGGAACAACTTATCATTTGCCGACTGCTTGGATTATATGGAATGAGTTTCCTGACTTTGAGTTAGTTGACCAAGAAAGATTACAACAATGGAACAATGAAAATTACTCAAGACTTAGATATCAAAACGATACAAAATGGAACAAAGGACATTTACCTCAACAGTTTGCTAGTTATAAAAGATGGATAATGCATGAGAATGAAGAAAAAACACAAAGGAATAGATTTAAAAACTTACTAGAAAAAAACTCTTTTGAGTTCGTTTGGAATAGCGTAAGCAATAATATGCACAAATTTGGTAGGTATTCAACTTGGTATTATTTGCAGACACTTAAAGATTGTGTAGGTTTAGATTTACTGCCTAATAATTTAAAGTTAGATGATTACAGTGGTAGTCGTTCTCATAGAAATGGCTTGTGTTATGCCTTGGGTCATGATGATTGGATTAATAAAAAACTACATATTTCATGCATAGAATACTTAGAGTCTGAAGCAAGAAATATACAAATAACATTAGCAAACGTACATGGTGTGGATATAGATCTTTATGAGATTGAGACATTGTTGTGCAGTTTTAAAAAAATATTTAGGAAAAAACAAGGAAGATATCTTGGCTATTATCTTGATAGACAAGCAGAAGAGATAAAAAAAGTAGAAGAAGATAATTGGATAGGTATTGATTGGCAAGTATTTTGGGACGCAAGAGAGGAAACACTTGAAGAAAAACTACATAAGAGTAAAAGTATAAGAAAAGATCTATATAGTGTGTTTTTAGATGCAGGTAATATGGACTACGGAACATTATGAAGTGCATAGCAATTGGAGGTATTCCTGCTACTGGCAAGACGACTTTAGTCAGAAGCCTAATGCATTACATCAAACCTGAAAACAAATTTAAATATGGGCTTCTGAGGGGATACATAAAACAAAAAAACAATATAAGCGTTTTAGGTATTTATGAACAAAATGAAGTTTTTGCAGGTACAGATAAATTATCAATGGCTGTACAAAAAGATTTTGATAGATACATCTTGAGAAAAGATTTTAATATAGTTTTTGAAGGTGATAGATTGTTCACAAGAAACAATTTGTTAAATCTCACAGAAAATTATCAAACGAAAATAATTGTTCTACAAAATGATGAGAAAGTCATAGAAGAAAGGCATGAGCTACGTGGTGATAACCAATCTGATAAATTTAAAAGATCAAGAGTCACAAAAATAAAAAATATATGTGAAGAGCCTAAACTTCAGAGATATATACAATTTTGTAAGTTGTCTAATTTAGAACACACAGAAGATTTAGCTAAATCTATTTACGAGTTTATAAAAAGTTAATCTCCTAGCCTATTCACATATTCGTCCCAGTCAGAGTCAACATCATTATATTTAACAAAATTATGTGTATTAATATCGTATTTGAACTTTGCTTCACCTATTTTCCCATATAGACCCTGTTCTCTAATTTTCCTAGTGATAACACTAGTTGAGTTGTCATCAAAATCTCTATGTACTGTTAATACTGCATCAGCCTGATTATGCCAATGTGCAGCACCGCTTATATCGTATGCAGTTGGAGGTGAGTAAGTGCCATTATTAGCCTTTTGAAGTTTAGTAGGATGGGCAATTACCCAACACACAATCTCATATATTCTAGTGAACCTTTTACACAAAGATATAAAGTCTCTAATATGCTCGTCCTCTCTTTGATTACCTTTTCTGACCGCAGATACTTCATTAAATGGGTCAATTAATATACCTTTAATTCCGTGTTTGTATACTGCACTTTTAGCAATATTAAGTATTAAATCTATAGAAGGAATACTGTCTTTAGTTTCTATGAAATAGAAATGTTTATGTATAAACTCAAGACCGACATTCAATTCTGATTTCGTCATTCTATTTGAGAAACCTTCATCAAAAGATTTGCCTAGATACATCTGCACTAATCTTCTGATGTGCATGGATGTTGAGTGTTCAGGAGAGAACAAAGCAAATGACCAACCTTCGTTTTTAGCTAAGTTAATTAACATTTGATCTACAAAAACTGATTTACCATGATTAGGTATACCAGTTATAACAGCGAAAGTACCTGTCATTGGTTTATATAACTCGTCAAGACCCTCTAAGCCTATCTCTGTAGGTTTTTCAAAGTTACCCTCGTAAAGGTCATTGATTTGTGAGTAGTAGTCCTTAGCAGTGTATAAGCCATCTATAGGATATGGCTCTGCTTTATTAATTACTTCTTGTAGTTTTAATGCACCATGTTTCATGAGAACTTCATTTGCATCTTTACAATTATCAGGAATGTTAACGAACCAACATACATCTTTACCAAACCTATGAAGCAATTCTTTATGTAATGCTTTCCCTGATGTGTCATTGTCTGTAAAAAGTATTATCTTTTTAGCAACTAACTTACAATTTTCTAGGGCTTTGTATCTAGCATCATTAACATCTCCTTTAAATTCTTTGGGAGCACCATTAGGTAGTGTTGTTGCATTATTAAAACCCACTTCAGCTAGTGATAGGACATCCATTTCTCCTTCAGTGAATATCACTGTTTCAGAATTACAAACTCTGTCATAGTTATAAAGTATAGATTTTGCGTTAGCAGATTGCCTAAACTGTTTGTCTGCTGTTCTATGTTTTATATTAGTCAGGTTTCCATTCTCGTCAAAGTATTGAAAACCGAACCACCTATTATCTTCAAATATTTTGAAAGAATCTACTGTGCTTTTTGTAATACATCTTTTATCAAAGAAGCTATATAAGTTGTTAGATTGTTGGTTCATGTTAGGAGTTTCAGGTGTTACATAAGTCGGCTTTAAGTAAGGTCTGAATATACTCCCAGTTTTTTTCCCACCTTTAAAATTACAATGATGGCAATTCCAAACAACACCCTCGTCATTTATTGTTACTGAAAGTGGGTTGTCTCTTGGGTTATGTGGCGGTTGGCATTGAGGACATTTAACTTTTTGATTTCCTTCCTGATGGTGTTTAAGTCTGATAGAGTTCTCATTTAATGTTTGTTCAATTGTCATTTTATTATCCTGCTAGATTGTTTAAGGTTTTATCCTTAATGGGTTTATTAATATAGTCTAAGTATCTCTTTTGATTGAGCCAAGTAGTTGGGTGGGGTATAAATTTTTCTTCAGTAGCTAAATTTTCATTCGCAAATACTTTAGCTGCATAAATTATTTTAGAATAATCTTTATCGTCAAATTTACTAAAAGTTTTTTTGGCTTGGAATTTACCAATTTTTCTTGGATATTCCTTCCAAAATTCGTTGAAAGAAATATCGTCAATAGACTTAGTAATAGTTTTTGTATCATCTTTAGTATTAGAGGGTTCTAGTACCCCCTCCCTCATGGTATCAGCACCCCTAGGGGTCTCTAGACCCATACCTATTCTCAGGTGGTATCTATTACTCGTGTAGCCACCATTTATAGTAGTTCTATGTTCTATTTGTAGATAACCAAGCTCTTCAAATTCTTTGATAGTTTTCTGTACACCCTTTGTATCCTTAAGACCTATCATCTTAGCTATATGTCCATAAGAAGGGTAACAGGTTCCTTTCTCATCAGCGTAGTTACCTAGTATCACTAATATAAGTTTCTTTGTTGGGGTAAGACCCTCTACTTTTAAGGCTTGGTTTAAACATTCTATTGACATTTATTTCTCCTGTTTCAATTTTATTCAATCATAGTTTACTAAGTATATTTTATAAACCCTTTTTGGAATAGTAACAATATTATTTTCTAGTTTTTGCATAAACTATTTGTTTATCAAGACCATCATCATCATAACGATTGTTGATATCAGTCTTAACTTGTCTGATATTAGAAAACATAAATTCTTTGACAACTAAATTGTCAAACACCCACAATGCAGATTCCCAAGCCCTGTGTTTTTCTTTACCTCCTATATACATAGAGTCAACAGCTAACTCAATTTGTACGTATTTACTCAACCAATATGTATCAAACTTTCCTCTAACTGGTCTATGGCATACACCTTTTTCATGAAGCCAAGAAGCCAAAGCGTCGTATGAGATTTTATTAGGAGACCTAAGTTCTATTTTATATACATTTTTCATTTTCATTTCATTAATCATCTTCAGTCTTTATCGTTAAAACACTAAAGTGATAAAGCTAGTATCATCAATCATTATCAATGTTGTTGCTTGTTCTATATTCTCAATAGATTGGTAGTCATCTCCGTAGTCTTCTTGGAACGCTTCTAGGTCTTCATACTCTGTGTAATCACAACAAAGAGCAATAACATCAAGCTCTATTTGATCGCCTGTAGATTCCTCATAATTCTCTAAGTAATCATAAAGAGCGATTAACCCTTCATATGAAAACTGATTACCCCTACCCATTCTATGAAATGCTGTAGTGAAATCACTTTTATTTATTGTTTGTATCATTATTTACCCCACTTAGTTACGAACTCTTTATCAGACATATTCTTATCTTCATAATCTTTTTGTTTCTGTAATTTCTTTATTCTTTTTTCTAGGTGAGCAAGTAAAGCTATTTTATTATCTCTGTCGTACTTATTATTTTTAATAAGACCTTCAAACAATATATATAACTCATCAAGGTTATGCCTTCTTACTTCTTTTTGAACGCCTTCCGGTATTTTTATTTTCGTCATGTTATTTAATCTCCTTTAAAACTTTATTGACTGCTTTCTGTACGTACTGCGGTAATATGTCCGTTTCATTGTTTGGGTATATCTCCACAAAGTCGCAACCTTCTTCGTAAGTTATTTGTATTTCAAATACAAATCCATCATCGTCCTTATAATCTATAAAGTCTTCTAAAGCATTACGCCATTTATCTAAATTATGATGCCAAGTATTCATGCCATATTCAGTGTTGATATAAAATTCGTAACTAAGATGTTTATTAATCCCTAGTGTCATTACGACACCTCCTTACAGTGACTGCCACCATCACCTTCACCAGTATTGTAATCAAGCCAATATCCACAAGATTCACAATCCTCTGAATTACTAGTTTGATCAAGTGTAGGAGCCGCACACTTAGGGCATATACTCGGTATCAATTCAAAACCACCTATTACTTCTTTTCTTATTGTCATTTTTATTTCCTTGCTTTTTAAAGCATTTATTCATTTTATGAAGTAATTGTCGTTCATTAGAATGAAAAGTAAACCCTTTTTGGAATAATATATATGTTTTTTGATTATTTGTTGTATTAAACAGCCTTTTTGGAATATTATGATGATAATATATGACAATAAATGGCTACTAAAACTAAAACATTAAAACTTACGGACAGTATTAAGCTAAAAATTAGAAATGATTTTGTACAAGGTATTGATGGCGAAGATAAAAAAATGTTCCCAACTCTTGATGAATTAATAACCAAATATAAAGTAGCAAAAAGCACAGTCTACCGAGCAGCAAGGAGTGAGGGATGGAAAGTACAAAAAGAACAACTGCAAACAGAATACTTGAAAGAGTTAGATAAAAAAAGAAGTAAAGACATGGCTAGTAAATCCATGAAAACAGATGATAGAACTTTACAACTTGCTGATGCTGTATTTGTTAGTATTGCGCAAACCCTACAACAAAATAACAAAGATATACAAAAAGGTAAGAAAGGTTTACCACCACAAGGCATAACTGCATTAGCACAGGCTATAGGCATTGCACAAAGAGTTTCTAAATTAGCTTTAGGAGAAGCCACACAAAAAATAGATGCAACAATTAACGAAAATACAAACGAAGCGTTCAGAAGAGCTATGGAACTCCTTGACGAAGTTGAAGACAGCAGAGTTAGAAGCATACAATCTACGCATTAGTTGGCTAGAGACAGCAAGAGACAAACAGCTTCAACCTAAATATATACAACACTATATATGGCTAATATTAGCAGGTCGTGGGTGGGGAAAGACTAGAACAGGTGCACAGGATATCGCTTTATATGCACTTAAAAACCCTAATACGATTTGTGCTGTAGTAGCACCTACTCATGGAGATTTAAGGCGTGTATGTTTCGGTGGTAACTCAGGATTGTTGTCAATTATTCCTGAAGGATGTTTCTTAGAATCTAAAGATCAAAAAGGGTATTCATCAAGTGTTTCAGAAATTAGATTATACAATGGCTCAAAGATTGTAGGATATGCTGCACAAGAACCCGATAGATTAAGAGGACCGCAGTTCCACAGGGCATGGTGTGACGAAGTTGCTGCATGGAGATATCCTGAAGCCTTTGACCAGTTAATGTTTGGTTTAAGGTTAGGTGAAAATCCACAGTGCGTCATTACAACAACTCCAAAACCCACAAAATTAATTAAAGAACTTGTTCAAAGAAAAGATGTGTATGTAACTTCAGGAAGTACGTTTGAGAATGAAGCGAATCTTGCTGAAAGTGCATTAGCTATGTTGAAAGATAAGTACGAAGGCACAACGCTCGGTAGACAAGAGCTTTATGCTGAAATTGTTGATAACTTAGAAGGTGCTTTATGGACAAACGAATTAATTGAAGAAGCTAGATTAAAGAGTGATACTGAAAGGCAATTAACACAAATCATTGTAGCTGTTGACCCTGCTGTAACTGCAAATGTAAATTCAGATGAGACTGGTATAGTAGTTGTAGGCAAAGACCACAATAACGAGTTCTATGTATTAGAGGATTTAAGTGGTAGGCATAGTGCTGATAAATGGGGTAAGATAGCAGTTAATGCTTTCTATGAATGGGAAGCAGATAGAATAGTAGCTGAAGTGAACAATGGTGGAGACTTGGTAGAAAGACTTATAAGGAATATTGACCCTGACGTATCTTATAGAAGTGTAAGAGCAACAAGGGGTAAAATTCTAAGAGCAGAACCAATCGCAGCTTTGTATGAACAGAGAAGGGTACATCATATAGGTGTTTTACCTGAGTTAGAGTCACAGATGTGCAGTTATACTGGAGAAGCAAATAGTTCACCTGATAGATTAGATGCTTTAGTTTGGGGAATAACCGAACTCAGCAAATCTAGGGGACATGTAAACTGGAGAATAAGCTGATGGCAAAACAAACAATATTTGAAAGACTTTTTAATACAAAGACTTCTGAAACAAAAAATTCAAACATGATGGGTTACTTCGGTGTTGGAACTGAAGAAGCAAAGGTATATAAATATCAAGACTTAGCAAAAGAAGGTTATCTAAAAAACGCTATTGTATATAGATGTGTAAACGAGATATCAAAAGGTGCAAGTGCTGTACCTCTATTACTAAAGAACGGAGATGAAATTGTTGAACAACATCCACTCATTGACCTACTCAATAGACCCAATCCTCTACAATCATACTCAGAGTTTTTTAATAGCCTATTTGGTTATGTGCTTCTTAGTGGTAATGCTTATATTCTTAAAGTAGGTGCTGAACAAGGAGCACCGAAAGAATTACACCAACTAAGACCTGACAGAATGATAATAAAAGGAAGTGGTAATGCTATCCCTGATAGATACGAATATATAGTGAACGGAAGAGTGCAGAAGACTTATCTGATTGACAATGTAAACGGATATAGTGAAGTTAAGCACGTTAAGTTATGGAATCCATTAGATGACTATTACGGACTATCTCCTATGAGTGCTGCTGCTGTAGAAGTAGATCAGTTCAATATGTCTAGTAAACATAATGTAAACCTACTACAGAATGGAGCAAGACCAAGTGGAGCAGTTATATTTAAGCCACAGGATGATGCAGGGTTTGCTGCTAACCTTAGTGAATCACAAAGACAACAATTACTTACCGATCTAAACAATAGA